GATAAAGTTGCTGACAACTTAGCTAATTCTGTCCGTGAAAAACTTGGCTTAGAAGGACTTGAGAAAAAAGTCGATGGTCTATTGTCTGCTCAAGACAAAGGCAATTCTAAGATTATGAGTATTTTACAGGGCAAGGATTTGACTAAGGGCAAAAATCAACTTACCAAAGAGGAAAAAATCGTTGGTTTCTACCACGCATTGGTCTCTGGTGATCGTGAGGTTGCCAAAGCGTTGTCTGAGGGTACTGCCGCTGATGGTGGTTATCTTTTCCCAGATGAGTTCAGAGCCGAGTTAGTTAGATGGCTCACCGATCAGAACAGAATGCGTAGTTTGGTCCGTGTTGTACCAATGAGACGTGACGTGTTAAAAGCGCCAAGTCTTGTTGAAAGTGTCCAAGTTTATTGGACTGCTGAAAATGCAGCTAAGACTACTACCACTGCTCACTTCGGCGAGATCACTCTTACTGCTCGCAAAGTTGCCGCTATTCTTTATGCTTCTGATGAATTGATTGAGGACAGCACAGAAATTGATGTTGTCAATTTAATCATTCAATTATTTGGCGAAAAAATCGCTGAAGAAGAAGATAGAGTTATTTGTGCTGGTAATGGTACAACTGAGCCGACTGGTTTGATAACAGCTGGCACTATCAGAACTGTTAGTGTTGCTGGTAATCTTAACTTTGATGATATTATTGACTTGGTTTATGCCGTGCCTCAAAAATATCATAAAGCAGCATCCTTTCTTGTTCACAGAACTAATATCAAAGAACTTCGCAAATTGAAGGATAATGATGGTCGTTATATCTGGTCTGAGCCTATCTCAGCCGGTGGTGCGCCTACCATCTTAGGTTATCCTGTTTATGAAGTTAATTGGGTTGGTGAAGCTAACATTTTCTTCGGAAATTGGAAACTCGCTTATTGGTTAGGTGACAGGAAAAAGATGACAGTTAAGATCAGCAATGATACAACTCAAGCATTTACTCAAGATATGACTGCAATCCGTGTGGTTGCTCGTATCGGCGGTAATGTTGTGTTACCTGATGCAGCTGCTCACTTGGATAGCATACCTTAAATTGTTGATATATAGGGTGGCTAATGCGCTAAAGGTATTAGCTATCCGCTTATGTCAAAAATTAAAAAGACATCAAAAAGACTAAAGAAAAAGGGCAAATTTTGGAAAGATAAAATGCTCAAATTTAGCAATCCTAAAATTAAAGTAAAATAATTATATGGCTTATACAAGTAAAGAAAAAGTAGAGGATTATTTAGGTATCACTTTACCAGCTGATCTGACTGATCGTTTGAATGACGATTGGATACCGGCTGTCCAATTATGGGTAGATAATTATTCAGAGATGTCTTGGGAAAATGATGCTGATGCCGCAGCAGATAGATATTTCGATGGCTCGGGAGCCAGAGAATTGCTAATCGATACTTATTATGCTTTGGTGAGTGTCACTACTTTGGATGTAGATGGTGATGATGATGTCACAATTGATACTGATGGTATTATAGAATATCCACTAAATAGGACTGCCAAGGATAGGATTTATTTGGAGACAAGTGCCAGTATTGCTAAATTTCCTGCCCATCGAAACGCAGTAAAAATAAATGCTAAATGGGGTTTTGCTTCTGTTGTACCTGAGGATATTTCTTTGGCAGCTACAAGATTATTAGGTCATTTATTAAATAAAAGAATAAAAGGCGGTGATACAAAGTCTGAAAGTTTAGGTGATTATAGTATTAGTTTTTTCGAGATTGATGAAGCAGCTAATTTACTTGGTGTCACTAATATTTTAGATCAATATCGTCCATTAGATTTATAATATGAGTTTTGCTAATTTGAGAACAGAGAGAATAATCATCAGCCGGATGCAAACTACTTCTGGCAATAAGATTGCTATGGCTACTTTGACCGCAGCTTATGTTAATTTACAAGGACTGGACGATGAAAAAACTGCTTTGGTTGGTGGTGTGTACGGAAAAACATTTGTGATCTACGCTGATATAAATGAGGATATTCGAGAGGGTGATAAAATAAAAGATACTATTCGAGGTAATTTTTATAAAGTAATTAAAGGCGGAGTGACCAAGCATAGTCAGGGTAGTATCGAATATTTAAAAGTTGTTATTAGGGAAACTTAGTATGGATATAAATATAAAAGTTCAAGGTTTAAATCAATTCCGTGCTAAAATGAAAAAGTACCCGATTAAAATTGGTCGGGGTTTACAAGAGGCTATTGAGAGGATCACTTTCATAGGCGAAGCTGGGATCAAGCGTGCGGTAGTGTCTGGCTCTACACGGGCTTTTGACACCGGCAACCTATTTCGACTGGTAAGGAGTAAAATAAAACTGCTGGAGGGCGAAATTAGGGCAGATGCGCCATATTCTATCTACGTTCACGAAGGTACTCGCTATATGCGAAAAAGACCTTTTATGACACAAGGAATACAAAATGTCAAGAACGCTATGGAAAGTGAGTTAAATTCATTTATAAAAAAAGCATTGAGATAATATTATGTGGGAAAATTTGATAGTAAAATTAAAATCAATTTTGGAAGCAAACAATGAGATTGCAGTTGTCTTTGATTATGAGGAGGGCGAATTTGATAGCCAACCGGCAGCAGTTATTGTACCGAGTGATAGTGAAGCAGAATACTCTACCTCTTTAGATAATTCAAGAGTTTATGCTTTTTCTGTATTCTTATTTGTCCAGAGAAATGATAAAAATGTCCCCTATGATGATAAAAAAGCTGATGCAATAATGAGAGATTTAGTAGATAGTGTAGTTGATGATTTTGATAAAAATTGGAATTTGTCTGGGCTAACTTTGAAAACTGGATACCAGATGCTAATGATGGAAGCCGCACCAAGTCAATGGGGCTATGCAAATCGAGAAAATCTTTATCGTATGTCTGAAATAATTGTAAGGGTCCATCTAAACGTAGATACAAATTTAATAAGTTAATAAATAATTAAGTAAAAAAAAATTATATGGCTAAGAAAATCGGAAGGCTAATCAATTTGGGAATAGCAAACGAAGCTACAAGAGGCACTGCTGTCGCTGCTACAAACTGGTTGCCAAAAGCAAATATTACCTACTCTGATAGAGTTCAAAAAGCCCCTACACAGGTCGGCTATGGGACTATTGGTGATGGTAATCAAGAATTAGTAGCCTTGAAATGGTCTGAGGGTGATGTAGAATTTGACCTTGTAAGTGAAAGTATGGGTGTTATTCTAAAATCTACTTTTGGAACTGTTGGAAGTGCTGCCTATTCAACAAGTGCCTATGAGCATACTTTCTCAATTCAAAATGATAATCAGCACGATAGTATGACATTTTGGGTAGAGGATAGTGCTGAAAGTAATGACATTTTCTTTGAGATGGTTATGGTCAACCAGTTGATTATGAACATCGTCCCTGAGGATGTTGTCAAATGTACAGTTAATTTTGTTGGTAAAAGTTCTGAGGATACCTTAGGATTATCAGCAGCTTATGTAGCTGAAACTAAATTTGCTGGTCGGCACGCTTCTATAAAGATAGCTGATTTGACTGGTAATTTAAATGCTGCCACAAGATTAGATGTCAGAAGTCTTGAATTTACTATCAATAAAAATGTTATGAGAGATCATAGTCTTGGTACTGTTCAAGCAGTTGACATTGTCAATCAAAAAATAGAGATCACTGGTACTATTGTCCTTGATTTAGAGGATGATACTTATAAAGACTATATGTTGAATGGTACATATAGAGCTTTGCGTATCTTGATTGAAAATACTGATGTCACTATTGGCTCAGCTGGTAATCCATCATTTTTACTTGAGTTATCTCGAGTAGCTTTTGATGCTTGGGAGCCGGATAGACCAAATGATGAAATCACTACTCAAACAATTACTTTCAGGGCTTTGTATGACACTGTCAATAGTAATATCGTTAATGACTGTCATTTGAGAAACACTACTGCAAGTTATTAAAATTAAAAATTAAATAATATAATTTTATGCCTGTATTAAAAGATTTTAGACGGACTAAAAAGATTAGTTTGTCAAAACACGAGGGTTCTGAAATTGAAATTTATGATGGTATCATCGTCAAAGATGCTATGGGATTTAATTTGGAAAATCCTCAAAATGCAAATAGCTTAGAACTGATACCAAAGATGATCAAAGATTGGAATTTTACTAATGAAAAAGAAGAAAAATTGCCAATCAATATGGAAAGTTTAGAGCTATTAGATATGGAAAGTTTAACTGAATTGACAAATACTATAAACGAATTTGCTAATCTCGTAAAAAAAAAGGACTAACTAATATAGCGGCTGTTTGTCTTGAAATGGGCTGGACAGAACGTCAATATTTTGAAGAAAACTCTACAAACTTTTTAGACGAATTAGCCTTTGTTATAAGACAAAAATATAAAAAGAATTAAATTATGCCTACTACTGAGAAAGTCAATGTAATAATTACCGGTCAAGATAGATCAAAAGCAGCTTTTTCCAGCGCTGGAAAATCTGCATCTGGTTTAGGATCAAAGATCGGTACCTTGGCGGCTGTTGCTTTGCCTGCTTTGGCTATTGGTCTTGGTAAAAAAGCCGTTGATGCAGCTGTTGAATTTGATACTGCAATGAGAAATGTTGGTACTTTGATTGATGATAATGGTGATAGTGTAAAACAGCTTGAAGAAGGTATAAAATCTATGGTCCGGCGAGTACCTAAATCACCAAAAGAATTAGGTGCCGCTGCCTATCAAGTTGTATCTGCTGGAATTTCAGATATGTCACAAGCTCTAATTGTTTTAGAGGCTTCTGCTCGATTGGCTACTGCTGGTCTGGGTACTACTGAGGAAGCTACTGATATTTTGACTTCTGCTATAAATGCCTTTGGCATAGATGCGGGGGATGCCGAAAGTGTTGCTAATTCATTTTTCTTAGCCGTAAAAAGTGGTAAGACCACTGTTGCTGAGTTAGCACAAGGTTTTGGTCAAGTAGCCCCTCTTGCTAATGAGATGGGAGTTGAATTTAATGAGCTAATTGCTTTGACTTCTGCTATGACTACTACTGGTTTAAAAGCCAGTGTTGCCTATACTCAAATTAAAGGAGCTATTTCAAATTTATTGAAACCTACTAAAGAAATGCAGGATGCTTTGGATTTGATGGGAGTATCAAATGTCAAAGCTAAAATTGAAGCTGATGGTTTAGTAAGTACCTTTCAACAATTAAAAGATGTCGCTGGGGAAAATGATATTAGCTTAGCTAAAATGTTTGGTTCTGTTGAAGGTCTAAATGCTGTTCTGATGGCTACTGGTGAAGTGGGCGAAAATGCTAATCTAATCCTCGAGGATATGGCTGGTAAAACAGAGGCTTTAGATGAAGCTGTAAAAAAACAAAATGAAAGTTATGCTGCTCAAATCGAGATGATAAAAAGTGAGTGGAACGTGTTATTGCAAGAAGCCGGTAAGGTTATTCTACCTATCTTGATTGCAGCTGTAATGGCTTTGACAGATTTATTTAGAAGTATGAGTTTAGCTATGGATGCAATTATTGGTGGATTTAAAATTTGGATTGATTGGATGCAAAAAGCATTTGATTGGATTGATAAAATTCTTAATAAAATTGAGGCGGCTATTTCTGCTATAAAGAGATGGCGAGAAGCGATGTCGCTTAGTGCTACGATTGGCAGGATGGGTGATCGATTAGGTTTTCAATCTGGTGGTTTAGTAAATGCGCCATTAGGTCAAGCAGTACCGGCTATTGTCCACGGAGGCGAGCGTATTATCCCTACTGGTCGCTCCGGTTCAGGTGGTGGAGGTGGGGGTACTATTGTCAATATCAATGGTGGTATGTATCTGAGTGAAGATGCCGCTGAGGAAATGGGCAATATTATTATTGATAGATTAAAACTTCAAATGAGAGTTTAGTAAAATATATGTTATGGCAATACAAGTTCAAATTGATGGAAATGATAAGACTAAATTTGTTTTTTGGAAAAGTCTTAGAATAGAAAATATATTAACTACTCAAGTTGATAAATGTACCTTTATAATAAATCAAAATTATCGTGATCAGGAGTATATACCTCAAGTTGGTAATGAGATTATTATTACTGATAATGGTACTCGTGTCTTTGCTGGCTATATTGTCAGACGTGATCAGATGTCAAGGGAGTACAAAAAAATCACTTATAAAATAGAGTGTACTGATTATACTCGGCTTTTACAAAAAAGATTGGTTGCTGAGACTTACGAAAATATGACTGTCGAGGATATTATTAAAGCTATTATTGATACTTATATT